GAGAAGCTATTAGGCCTGTTCTTTGATTAAGATTAACAATTTCCCTGGTCCCGGCTTCTTCTGGTCTGAGATAAATCTTGCTTCTGCCTACATGCAGTTTAGTGGCTGCATCAATTGCTATTTCTTCAAGTGCTGTTTTGATAGTTCCTGAAAAAGTCTTTCCTTTTGGATAGTCTATGTTATTGGCTAGATTAATTTCTCCAACTCCAAAAGGAAGCATATCAATTAGATCAACAGCAACATCTCTTGCTCTAATGCCAGCCCTCCAGGTCTGATTGACAGTAGTATTCAGCCAGTCAGAAGTATTATCTCCCACTACAATTTCAGTAATCTTATCAGTTGTATCCCATGATGTTTGAGTATGAGATATAATACCAGGTAGCAAAAGGCCGACATCATCTTTATAGCCAGCCCTTAAAGTAAAATTAGTATCTTTTTTTAGTAAATCTATCGTTTTATTACTGATATTAAAAAATCTTACATGACCAACATTGCCATCTGAGTCAGTATTAAAATTAACTTCGAATTCTAAATCAAGATCAGGATATTTGATTTCTTTATTTTCTAAAGCAAATATTGCTTTTCTGCCAAAAGCTCTAGTCATTAGTAATCACCAGCTATATATAGCTTTACACTGTCATAAAAATTATCGTAAGTAACTCCCTCTTTTTCTGCAGCCATTGTTTTATCAAGTGCTATAATTCCAATCCCCTCAGGTAGCCTATCATCAATGATATTGTCAAACATATTTGTACTATACGTTATTTTTTTACCTTCGAGTATTGTTTCCCCGGTAGAATCAAAAACTGACATAGCAAAAAAGCCTTGATGATTCCAACTTATTTCAAATACAAGTTCTGTTCCTGCTACATCAGTTAAAAACCTATCGGGGATCTGCTTAATATTATCTTTTTTAACAGGTAAATATTTAACTTCCATCACTCATCACCGCCGAAAGGAGAAATCATTGAGGTAAGAATTGACTGATCAGTGCTTTCTTCATCTACATTTTCTGTTTCATTAGACCGCTCTTCTGTTTCTGTAGCATTTTGCTGCACTTCATTGCCGGTTGATGGGTCAATTCCTAAATTAACAAATATAGTTTCCTGTTCAGCTACTTGTACTTGTTTTAAGGATATGCTGCCCTGGTAACCATTTGCTATTTGAGCATCAGTGTCAAAATTTATACTTAAAATAACCATATTTTCATATAGTCTATAATCTTTAACATCCATGTAGTTAAAAACTTCATCATGCTGACTTGCTTCTTCTAATCTATCCCGCTGATCTTCTGCTTCATCTCCAGCTATAACAAAAGTGTGATTAATTTCAACCGGCTGGTGATTGATATGATCAGCTATTTCAGTTTTATCTTCAACTGGCTTTTCAGTAACTTCATTTTTCAAGTTAACAGATTCTTCAGGAGCAACTTCAATTTCTATATCAAAATCATCATTATATAATCTAGCCAATGGCCTCACCTACCGATGCTGTCGCCTCTCCATCAAAATATTGTTCTATAATTTTTATTATTTTTTGAGCATCCTGAACAGTGTTATTTGATCCTTCAAGATTGAGGTTTTCAATAACAACTTTCTTTTCTGATTTACTGCTGGACTGTTTATTGCTTTGATTATAATTATTATTTGTAACGCTTTGAGAACTGCCAAAACCACTGTCAGATATACTCGACATTGGATTGTAGTCTTTAACAATAGTCTTAGGCTCAGTAATCATTGACTCAGTCCACATATTGCTTAATGGTCCAGTAACCTGCTTTCTGGACTTATCAACACCTTTTCCGATGGTTTGAGTGAGCCCCGGTCCTACCTTATCCAATCTGCTTAATGGTCCAACTTTAGCAGGTGATTGAGGGAGGTAATCCATCACTTTTTTAGCCATTCCCTGCATCCAGCCTGGCAGCTTATCCATAGCATTTTCAATTGCTGTTTTTAGGGCAGAACCAAAGTCTATATTACTTAATTTACTTTTAATGCTGCTTGCCCATTCATCAATCTTTGCTATAGGATCAGGTATGTCTGGCATGCTAAGACCGGGCAAATCGAATGGAATCAAGTTATCAACAAAAGATTTAGCATTATTCCAGGTGCTCTTTACAGATCCTAATAAATCTGGAATAGTAGGAATTTTAATTTCCGGCAGACTTTGAGACTTTAAGTTATTAATAAAGCTCTTGCCTAAATTCCATACTCCTTTGACTGCTTCCACTAAATCTGGTAATGTTGGAAGCTTGATCGCTGGCAGTTCAATCCCAGTCTTATCTTTTATAAATTGTCGGCCAGCTTCATAAATCTTATTAATTATATCTGGTAGGTTAACAGGTGGTATTAAAAACCTAACTAAAGTCAGCGGGTTATCTTTAACATAGTTTGCTGCAGCTATAATTTTTTCTTTAATTGCTCCAGCAATATCTGGTATATGACTCAATTTGAAAATATCTAAGAATAAGTTTCCGATAAAAGTTAATTTAGCAGTAACAATAGTTTTGATTCCTTCAAATATATCAGCTATACCGCTGTAAAACTGATCAACAGCGTCCCAGTACATTGCGAAATCACCGGTAACTATGCCTTTAATTAAACCTGATATCATTTTAATTGGTGAGAAAAGTATCTTAAAAGCGCCTTCAAATATTTTTACAGCGCCAATTACAGTTGATTGAACCAGTGGTTCTATATAAGCAAATGATGCTTTAATAGCATCCCAAGTCCAGAGTGCTGCATTACCTACATCAACTAATACACCTTTTAAATCTTTATTTATGCCGGCCCATGCTAAGAACTTATTAATTATAGGCAGCAGAGTGCTTTCTCCACCGTTTAAACCGACCCATAAATCTTCTATTGCTAAAACAATTCCGGTCACTGCTGCAGCTATACCAAAACTACTTATAGAAAATATTCCAGCTATAAAGGGCCATGCTGCACTTACTCCACCAATAGCCGCTGCTATTCCAGTTATTGCAACACCTATTGCAAAGAATCTAGTAGCAGCCTGCAGTTTTTCGCTTTCTTCTAGCTTTTCAAGAAATTTATTAGTAACAATTAAGCCCTTATTAAATGATGGTATAAAACTAAAACCCATTGCGATTGATACATCGCGAATATTCCCTTTGAAACGTAACCACTGGTTATTAAATTCCATTGCAGTTCTAGTTGCATCATTTACTGCATCGCCAGACTGTCTGATCATTTCATTAAATCTTAACTGCATTTTTGTGAGATTATCTAAATCTCTGAAACTCTTTTGATATCCCTCTCTTTGAGCGACTAAATTCAATTGAGCTTCACTTAGCTGGATACCAAGCATTCTGACCGCTTCGTGATTACCAACCAGGGCAGACTGCATAGCTTCAGCTGCTCTTGCTGTAGCAACATTGTTAAAAGAACCTAAGTCAGCTGCTAAAGTAACCATTTCTTTTGAAAGGCCTGCAGCTTCATCACGAGCAAGCCCCATAGGCACTAAAACATCCTGAAAGCTGTTTAACCAGCCTAAAGTAGCATATTCAGAGCGTCCAATACTTTGAGCATATTCATCGGCCCATTTTCTCGTCTGGTTAGCAACTTCTCCAAAAACAACATTAAATTTGTTTACAGTTTCATTAGCATCCGCGGCACTGAACACCGATCTTCCTATAGCAGCAAAACCCATTCCAGCCGCTATACCTAATTGATATCGGTACCGCTCTAACACCGCAACACCATTACTTATTTGCTTTTTAGCATCATGAAAGGCAGCAGATATAGCCCGGCCGGCAGTTACTGCTTTTCTTTCCAAAGCTCCCATTCTATCAGTAGCTCTTATTACATTATTTTTAAAGCTATCAACTCTTCTATCAGCCTGGGTAAGTGGCCTATCGTTTATTCCAAAGCCAACCTGAAAACCCAAAAACCTTTGTGCTCCTCCTGCTGGCATATCTACCGCCCTCCTTCAGAACTATTTTTAATTTCTTCATTGAAAACTTCTAAAGCAGCCCTGGCTTCTAAAAAATGATCTAAATCCCATTTCGCAACTTCTTCTTCAGATTGCATCTTAAAAACCAGAGCCCAGTAATCTTTAAGAAGTCCTTTTATCTGCCTTTTGTAACGATCATGATTTACTATTAACTCACCTTTTTTGTTTATAGAGCTATATTTAGGCTCCAAGAAACGTTTCTATACTTTTTACAACCTCTTTCAATTCCTTAGACCTGTTATAGTTTTCTATTTCTTCTATTAAGTCCTGAACATTACTTAACTTTTCAAAGTCATCCATGGTGATATCTTCTTTTAAAGCTTCGGCCATCAGATTATCAATATAAACTTCCTGAGAAAACTGGCCGGCTTCATCTTTAGAATTATCTTCAATTTCTAAAATAGCTTTATTACCAATATACTCAACTGTATATTCATCACCATTGACAGTTACCTTTTTCTCTTTCTGGCCTTTAACATCAAAATCATCTACTTTTACTGGGTTAATCACTACATTATCAAGCAAACCAGCAATATACTTCTTTCTGGATGTCGAGCCATATCTATCCCGGCATTTATCCTGGTGTTTTATGTACCAGCGAACACCCGGATTTTGAAGAGTATATTTGCTTTCTCCTACACTAATTGTTTTTTTGCTACCTTCTTTACCCATTATTTATAATACCCCCTCGAATGCTTCCTCATAGTCAGCTACAAGCAGAACCCATTCTCTATCTCCGGGCTCATTAGATTTTACATTGTCAGGCAAGTTCTGAACTACACATCTGCTACCTGATCCAGAAACGTCACCATCAAAGTTCTGATCAACTGTAGAGAAGCCAAATTCTTCATCTGACTTGTATAAGTTATACAGTTTTTCGTTCGCTGGACTGGTTTCCTTTAAAGTAATAGTGGCTTCGGCCCTGTCATCAGCAGACTTTGAAAAAGTAACTTCGCCCTGAGCTCCAACGTGAGAGGTCCTTTTTTCTGACATTCTAGAAATTTCAACCATTGAGTCTTCAGCAAACCCAGTCAAAACAAAATTATCTACAATAGTAATTACTTTGGTTGGATCATAATTGACCATTTATAATACCTCCTTTACAGTGTTAGGTAGAAATCTAATTCTACATTGTGCCAAGCTCCAGAATAGGTTACTGTCGATTTAACGCCCTTTAGAACTCTGTTTGCTAAATCATTTTTCAGCAAGTCTTTTCTGGTAGGATAAGTTACTGTTGACATGAAATTACCGTCAGCATCTTTAGCAACAGCTCCATTTCTAGCAGCCACTTTATTAACCTGCTTAGCTGCATCAACAAAAAGACCGATTCCTGCATTATCCTGGCCGACTTTCTGGCTGGTCTTTAATACGCGGAATATTTCTTCTCTATATCTTGCAGCAAACCAGTGCTTTGCAACAGTCGTATCAATAAAATCACCATTACTCATTACACCTTCTGCGACATATAAAGAGCCGCCCCATTCTTTATAAATATTTGCATTAACAGCTTGCAATGCTGCTGTATCAGCTGGCAAATAAGTAGCTTTAGCAGTATTATTGATAGTTTTAAACTTAAGAGTATAACTACCAGGAGTCATTGGCAGGATTCTACCTAAAGCACCTGCATCAAGATACTGCTCTTCATCATTTACACCACCATCATGAGCGAATAGAGCAAAGTTCTGGTTTTCTATTCCCTGCATAAAGGTTTCGATATCAGCTACAGCTGCATCTTTACCCAAATCACCAAACATTATTTTTTCTTTTGAAGCTACCCAGTTAGCAGCTTCTTGAACATCGGCTTCAGTGTTACTTGCGATAGCCAAAGCGTACCAATCATTATTTTGAGTTATTAATTTATCTAACTCATCAGTGATTGTGCTTGTTTCTGTCGCAACATCAACACCGTAAATCATAACTTCCTGAACCTTTGGCTGCTGACTTAACATAGCATTAACTTTTTTGTATGCTAAATCTTCACTGGTCCAGTTCTGGATCTCTCCAGTGTCTGAAACTATTTCTAATGGATTGGTAACAGTTGGGTCAAAAACCAAACCAGTACCGAATCCTTTTTGAGCTACAGCTCCTGTTTCATCATATACATTTACAACAACAGGATCTCCCATTTAAAGATCACTCCCTCTTTATAAATTTACGTCTAAAATATCTTCATCATCAGAAAATTCTACTTCAAGTTCAACCTCTTCGAATGTCTTTTCAATTATCTTAACTTCATCATTAAACTGCAGAACTACATCAAAACCTTTTCTATCTTCATAATCAGTCTGTAAATAAGTGGTCCTGTCCTGCATATTTGTTACATTGATAATCACCACATCATACTGATCAAGAAATCGCTGGCCCAGTTTAGGTATTCTAAACCACTCAATTAATTTTGAAATGTATTGGCTCACATCTTTGCCAAAAGCGTTAAATGATATCGTCACTCTCGGATTTGAGTAATAAGAGTATTCGATATCCTCATCAAAATTAGGATCATCACTCTGAACCACTTCTTTTTTTATGAACATTGACTGAGCATTCCCGTTTATATCGTAAGGAGAAGACATTTTATAAGTTATTCTCGGATAAATTAAATCTTCGGACTTAACATCCTGATCAGCTCTAATAAGCTGCGGAATCCCTGAATAACTCTTTATTTCTGGCTGCAGATTGGTCCTAAAAGTGTATAAATCTATCATTTAACCACAACCTTTTTAGCCAAAAACTTATGAAAATCAGATAAGTGAGTGTTATTTTGTGGATTCTGCACTTCAAAATCATTGTTTTGAAAGTGAACAATGTCCCCCTCTTCTGGAATTAAAGGAATCTCTTCATCTGTTTCAGTATTAATACCAGTATTATCTTCCGGGACGAACAACTTTAAGTCCTGGATAGTGTAAAAACCACCATCATATTCATTAAGTTCCTCTGTTGTTAAGTGAATAACTGCTATTTCTGTGGTATATTCATCGGAATCACCATCATCAACATATTCACCATTAACAAATTTTTTGCCACCTCTTTTCAAAGTGACAGGAGTTAAATAATCTTTTATAAATCCTGAAAAATCCACGTTATCACCTCACTCTATAAGTTATTGACTGTCTTAGCCTACCCGAGTCAATTAACGGGTTATTTGCACCCTTTTTATTCTTTTGAGTTACTGCTGAGTTAGGAGGGGATTTTAATTCGACCATATATTTACGAATGAAAGAAGCAAACTCAGCACCCAACAAATTAAGGGCCTTATCAGCAGTCATTCTACCTGCTATTACAGCCCTTATTGCTTGTTCAGTATGCTTATTTATTTTTCTAATATTCTTATCAAAGCCTTCTCTAATGTATGACCTCTCCGGAATCTCAACTTTTTTAACGAGAGCATACATAGGCCTGATATCATCTCCTACTTCCATGGCCAGTATTCCATCACCATCATTATCAGGATCCATAAGGAACAAATTATCAAAGTCTCTTGCACTTTTACCAGCCGCCTCTTCATTAAGGGGTATTGTAAGAGCTTTTGCCTTTTTAGGTGTTATTGTCACACCAAACTCATGCACTCTGGCAATCATCAATATTTCAGAGTCTTTGCCACCAAATACCCCGACTTCAATCTTAGAATTTCTAAGTTTTTTAATCTCTTCAATTAAATTAGGCATATTATTATTATCAGTAATTTTTAGCTTTGCCATTATGAAAACACCATGAATGTTGGTCCCTGGCTCTTTTTCATAATCCTTAAAAGCTCTTTACCGTATTCAGTTACTTGCAGCCCCTCTTTTCCTGTCCTGTTAGGATAGTTTTTCATACCTATACCAGTCAGCTGTTCAGTTGTTGGTTTTGGATGATCTAAAGTGGCAAAATGAGCAGCCATGTATCTTTCCATTTTCTCATTGTATTTATCATCATATTCCCAGTCTTCAAGCTCTATAACTGCATCCTCAATGTAAAGCTCAATAGATTGATCAGATAACTTAGAAAGGTGAGAAGCAATACTCCTCACCTTAGATACAGTAGTTTGAGGCATGATTACTCATCGCCTTTATCTTTACCATCATCTTCTAAGTAAGCGATCTGCTCTTCGATAGCTTTTTGAGTGGTCTTTCTGTCATCAGTCTCAGCCCACTTTAAAAGCTTTTCTTTATCCATTGTTGCTTCAACGAGCTCAACAGCCTTATCAACTGGAGTAATTTCGGATAAATCTTCAATAGTGCCGTCTTTAACCTCTACTTTTCCTTCTTTCACCCAGCCTTTTACGATTGGATGAGTCTTTACAGCTTCCCAGTCTTTGTCCTCAACTTCATTCGGGCCAATATTCAACGATACATTCCCAACATGTTTAATTTGAGCGAAATGATTAATTATCGTTAACATACAATTACCTCCTCATTTTTTTATTAATTCTTAAATTCCGTCAGCTCTACAGATTCCAAGTGGATATCTAACAATAGCCCCAGCAGTTCTTTCTTCAAGGTTAACCTGTGAACTAAGGTTTTCCTTGTTATATGGAGCATGTCTGTAGATATCTAAAGGCAGCCCCATCTCAACTACATCTGGAGAACTATCATAAACCATAAAGCAGTCAGTGCCACCATCGCCTTTTCCTGCAAGTTCTGGTACAGAAATAATTCTGTCAAACCAGCCTTGATTTTGCAGATAATTGCGGATAGTTAGCTGAGGATTGTCAGAATTAAATGGTCTGTCTAAGTCCTCGTACTGATCATCTGGAATTGCTAAAGTATCAGCAGCCATTCCAGGCTTTAGATTAACTTTCTTTTTGGCTTGTCTGATATCTTCAACTATTTCTTCGCCTGTTTTATCTTTCCAGTTTGTAGATGTTGCACCACTATTTTGAGCAACAGTGTAAGTCTGAATACCAGTAAAGTTAGTCAGGCCTTCTGCATTATGCTCAGTAGAGCCAGAGAAGAAAAAGTCATTTTCTCTTTCAGAAATAGCTCTTCTAGCTGCAGTAGCCTTAGTAGTTTCAACTGGTCTATTAGCCATCTTTGCAGCTCTCTTTTCCTGAAGGTCAATAGTAAATCCTACTACGATACCATAAATACCCTGGTGGTGTCTTTCAATATCTGCATCTACTAAAGGTACATCATCTGCACCATAAGCAAATATTTTAGCAGCACCTTTTTTAGTTACCTTATCGTAACTATAGGTTTCTGCACCTTCCGGGATGTCAGTTTTCAAACCCACCATTGTTCTGGCAGTTAATTCTCTTTCTTTGGCTTCATATACAGTATTATCAATTGCATCTAAGTCATCATTAGTTAGTAAAGCGTCCTGTCTTACAACGCCAGATCCTAAATCTTTCATTATCTAATCACCTCTCCTATTAAAGTTGTTTAGTAGTTGTCTGAGAAGGTAAGTTAAACTCTACCTTGACAACATCCCCGGCAGATCCGGCTGATTTGAACTCTGCATCTTCAATTTCAACACCATACACACCATTAGTTGCTTCAGAAAGTGGTGCTTTATCAAATAAACCATCATCTCTGACGGCTACTTTATCGCCTCTAGTTACATCAGCTGCACTATCAGACAACTTAACCCACATTACTGCTTTTCTGGCTACAGTAACACTGTCACCATCAGCATATTTGGAGTTATCTAAGTCGCCACCTACAGAATACTGAGCAACACCAGCTAATACATCAGCTGCAGCAGCACCATCCCAAGCAGCCACCTGCTTTTCTGGGTCAGTACCATACTTAACAGCAGTACCGAAAGGAATATCTCCTTCAGCTGCCATTGAATCAGCGTGTCCGCTTCTTCCTGTTGCTAATTGACCTGCATTTAATTTAGCATCCATTATTCATCACCTCTCATGTTTAATCTTTTTTGACGCTTTTTCTCAATAGCGTCACTGCGGGAGCTGGAGTCTTTTTTCTTAAACTTAAGATTTTTATCTCCATAGCTGCCCTGACCTTCATCCAGCATTTCACTTAATACATCAAAACGAGCTTCAATGTATTCGTCTGGTCTATCTTCGCCGTCAAACTTTTCATTAACAGCTTTGATGCAGTCGATTTTGATTTCTTTATCAGATTTGCCTTCAACCTCATAATCTTCATCCAAAAACTTGTCAGCTTTCTTCAGAAGTTCAAGTCTTTCACTGACGGCTTCATCAATTTTCTTATCAGATAACTGATTGCCCTCCAATTCATCAACTTTCTTTTGCAGGTTAGAAACCTGATCATCTTTACCATCTAACTTACCTTCTAACTGGCCAACATTTTTAGTCAGTTCTTCATTTTCAGATTTTAAAGTATCAATTCTGCTTGCAACTTCTTCAGCTACTTCAAACTCTTTACCGTCTAATTTAATAGTTTTCAATTTCTGATCACTCCTTTTGTTTTGCTTCTTCTTTGACTTATCATTCAAAATATCGCTGTCTTTTCTGACCTGATAGGCATAATCTTTTGAGTCCAATCTGGCACTGCAATCAGGTCCGCAACGTCCTTTTTCAACCATTGCCAGGTGGTTTAAATTAAAGTTGGTCTGTCTGCGATCGTATTTCTGGCCCTGATACGTTCCTGATTCTTCAACAATTTCACACTCAAAACCTAAGCTGCATTCCTTTTTGTTGCCATTGAGAACTTTACCGATTAAACCTGAATCAAATACTGTTGCTCTGCCGGTTAACTTTTCTCCAACTATTCGAGCTGTATCTGATGTCATTCCTTTAACCAGCTCTTTCGAGTTGTCCGGATTGACCAGCTCCCAGGGGTGATCGTCAGTAACTGGTAAGTTTTTTAATTGAGCTAAAACCTCTTCTGTTAACAGATCATCAGGGTGCTTAAGTTCATGGACTATATCTCCTGTCTCTGGGTCTAAATAAGGAAAAACTCCAGTTTGTGCAGCCACAAGGTCATAAGTAAGAAAGCCAGATGAATTTTTATTAAGATTGTTAATCCCTATCACATCAAACCTCTTTGGCATCTGTAATCACCCCCTTTCTATGCTGCTCTTCCAAACATTTGCTCCAATTCTTCTTCAACAATTTCAGCAGTGCAGCGACAATTATAATCTTTGCCAGGGAAGAGTCCGTTCGCTCCTTCTTCCCATGTGAATTTCTTTCCATCTAAAGCTTTATGTTTATCACGGACCCTACTATCATCTGAATCCCTCCAGATGAACTCTTTAAGTCCGAGCTCCTGGTGCCTTATTTTTGTAAAGTCACCCAGCATACTACCTGCCTGGTCTCTTGCAATAAATTTAGCTCTGCTATCTGTTTTTTTATAGATATCCTGTATATTATCTTTGATATCGTCTATACTCTCTCCGGATCTCACCCCCTGCAGCACAATAGTATCCAGCTGTTTATGGTACTCTTCCGGAATTGATTTAATTAAACTAACATTTTCAGATACTGCAGCCTTTACTGCATCCTCTAATTGCTGGTTTCTTTTGAGAGGATTCATTCCAATAACTGATCTGATCTGTTCTTTAACCTCGTTATTGGTGTGATTTTTAACTCTTTTAGAGAATTTGTCAGCTAACTTTTTTGCTGTTGCATCAGAAAAGGCCCGAGTAATAGCTGATTCTTTCAGCTCCTCAAGGCCTTGTATTATGTCATCCATTTCGCTGTCTTTTTTATAAGAGTCATTCCTCCGTAAATATGGAGTGACTTTCCTATCAACAAAATCCATGACATCATTATTCATTTTTTCGATTATATCCTGCAGGTCTTCATAATAATCAACTGCATGATTAGCTGGAAAAAGTATTCTAGGAAGTGGCATTTTCATGTGCCTCCTTCACTCTGTGGGCCAGCTCTATTGTTTCTTCATCTGACATGTCTAACTTTTCCATCAAACTGCTTTTACTGGTCCGCTCTTCTCTTATCTCATCAGCTGTATAAACTTGATTTTTGATGTATATTGCATCAGTCTCAGCGACTGTCTTTCTAATATTAGCATCAGTTTCTTTGTCTAGCTTCCAAAGTGGATTGAAAGAAATTGAGTATTTACCGTCTGGATCAGTTCGTCCACTGCCAACTCCGCTGTCTTTAGCCCAAAACAACAGATTAATTAGCTGTTCTATCAACGGCCTTAAATAGTTCTCCTGGAGTCCAGCAATTCTTGCATAATAATTTAAGCTGTCAAACTGTCCTCCCGTAATTGTACCCTGCTGCTGGCCCATGATATGACTCTTAGGCATTCTTGCAGCACCGGCTAAATAGTCCCAGACAAAATCAAGCATATCTTTTAAACTAGATAATGAACCTGTAGGACTTTTAAATTCTAACTCATCCTCTGGGCCAATTAGTGCAAGTGAAAGAGTATTAAACTCAAATTCGAGCTGACTCTGTACTTTCTGCCTGGTTTCAGTGTCTGTTATATCGACTCCATCTGATTTAAGGACCTTAAAGACCAAAGAATAAAGCAACTGGCCAACTGACCATGCTGCATTATCAAAAATAGTTAACGGGTCAAATATTGACTGTATAAGCGGAATTCCCATTGCCTCATCCTCTACAGTTCTAACCTGCAGATGCAATAGCCTTGATTTATGGATTTTTCTTTCTCCCTGGCCACCAACACCAGATATCTTAAACTTTTCAATATCTCCGTACTCCGGAGAGAACATATCCTCATTAATATCAGTGTCATGTATTTTATTTCCTGAAAAAGCGTGAATATAATCAATATCAATCAGCTGCTTAGGGTTTAGCTCCTCTTCAAGCTCCAATTCGCCGGCCTGTCTGGCTCCAATACTGCAGAAACCATCACCTCTCAACCTTTCGTATTTGCACATATCCTGCATTTTAGGCTGAGCATTTAATTCAGTCAGTTTATTTTCAATAGCTTCCTTAACCTTTTTGTCGGCTTCTATTGATATCCATTCTCTTGTCATATCCTCAGCTGGTATATCAACTATATTCTGAAAGATACGATTGCTTTTATAAAGAGAAGTTATATCTTGATCAGAAAGTGGCGGACCTTCATTTGGTCTCTGCTGAGTGAGTGGATCACCATTTGGCCCCAACAGTTTACCTTTTGAACTATTTGGATTTTGCGAGTGCATGAAATCCTGTCTTAATACGTTATAAACTCCTTTGTCTGCCAAAGTTTATCACCTCCATTAACTTGCATAAGCTGAATAAATTCCTCCTTGCTGGTCAAGCATTTCAGCAAGCATTGTAATTCCATCAGGTGCATCATCATGTTTGACTTTGCCCGATTTATTGTATTTCTTAAGCTCTCTCATAAACTTGTCATAATCACTACCCGCTTCATAATCATCTCTAAAATAGAAATATTCTTTTACATATCCAGACTTCATTAATATTCTAGTATGTTTATTGCTAACAGTAGGCTCCCAATTGATAGTAGTTTTAGACTTTTTGAGGTCTTTTACTGTCATTGCAAAACCTTTACCGCCATTATTACTCTCAAATTTCGCTCTATCGGGCTGGTATTTATCAATAAACGCTGCAGTCAGAGGTTGAGTGACCTCTATCGGATCTTTAGTAAATAAAACGTCAGTAATAAATACTTTATCGCCAAAAATATAACCAATAGGGCAGCATAAACTGTCAGTACCTTCATCTGCTATATCTGCAGCCATCAATATACCTTCTGGCCGTTTATTCAGTTCATCCATCGAAAAGTAATTAAGAGATTGATCAGGGAATACAAGTCCTTTAGCTTCAACTGGACTCTGCTGCCACTCAGCTTCCCAGATTAATTCATCAAGTAATTTCTTTTCTTTTAATAACTTTTCAGTAGAATGAATCTCTTCGCAATACGATTCACCATCAACTAAAGCAGGAATAACTATCTTTTTTGCATTATTACCCTGGAACTCTCCCTCTTCAATCAATCGACCAGGTATATCATTATTACTCCACCTGGTAGCAATATGAATTTCAGGGCAGCCTTTTTCTAATCTTGATTTATGAGTAGATCCGTACCAATTCCACTTCTTTTCAAGTGAGTTTTCACTCATAGCTTCTTCAGCGTTTTTGATGCTATCATCAAGAATTGCAGCTTTAGTACATCCTAAACCAATTACAGTACCACCAACACCGGCTCCAAAATAGCTGACTCCTTGCTCTGAGGTAGTTAATTTCCAACCTTCTAGCTTTTCAGTAGCAAAGTGTATCTCCGGAAAAATATCTCTATAACGCCTTTTATGAGTATCTCCTCTCATAATATCTCTAATATCATTCGAGAATTTATTATAGAGCGTATTGGTAACAGTGTTTCTCATAATACTTTCAGTTGGGTTTCTTCCTAATACCCAGGTGCACCAAAGGCTTGTAATATAACTTTTACCAGTACGAGGTGGCATTCCAACATAAAGAAGGTCAAGTTTTCCCTCTTCGACTTCTTGAAATGCTTCGGCCACTGGTTTAAGTATTGATTTTCTTTTATCAAAAAAATCATAGTCCATATATAAACAAAACTCCCAGAAGTCATCGTAAGCTTCTAAGAGTTTGAGTTCTCTAAAATCATCATCGAGCTCTATCAACTCATAATATTCCTCTGAATTAAGAGACATCATCTGTCACCTAACTTTTTAAGCAGCTGCTTCCGCCTCTCTTCTCTTTCTTCTTTGCTCATGCCAGAAATATGCTCCTCTTTAGAAGTAACATCAATCTGCTGCTTATCTCTCCATTCGTCAGGCTTTCTGTTTTTAAGCCAAAATATTTGAGCAGTAGTATCTGGCTGCACTTCTTTAGTTTTAACCTCAGTGATCATCATTTCTTTTTTGCCGGTTTCTTTATTATGCTTAAGCTCTCTTTTCACTTCCTGATATTCATAACCCAGGGCTCTTTTAAGCAAAGCATTCTCCACTTGACGATCAATAACTTCTTTTCCCTTTTTTAAGGCCTCGGATAACTCGGGATATTTCTTTTTATACTCGTAAAGAGTTGATACATGAATCCCCATATTATCCGCTATTTGTTCATCAGTAAGGCCATCCCTAGCCCAACCTTCAATTAGCTCAAGCTTTTCATCCCAACCATCTCTTTCATAAATAGTTTTTCTAGGCATAACCTCACCTCATTCCTTAAATCTTAAAGTGACTGCACTCTCTTTTGGTCTCAGAAAACTCTTTTAAAGTCATATCACTAAATTTTCTTTTATGCTCAGTAATGCAATTAAAACATAATTCGTGCTCATTCATTTCTTCTGTTGCCATATCACTAAAAAATTCATCACCACATCTTTTGCATTCAATGTCACCAAATTTTATTTCAAACAATGACAACATCTCCTCTTATTACTCTTAAGATAAATAATAACTAACCTGCTCTCCCCACTCCCCCTGTAGTCCCCCTCGCCCCTCTCATTAAATTACAGTGCCAAATAGTTCCCATTCACTGTACTGGTTCTCTCGAGTGTAGAGGTGGAAACATTCACTGACAATGAAACTTTCTCCGTCTTTTTCTAAGTCAACTTTTTCTACTTTCAACCAGCCCATCCGGTATCCATGGACGTGCTGCGGAAAATTCTTTCTTAAAAATAATTCTATGCGATCAGGTGGTTCAAACAATCTTATCAACTCCTTTTGTTTTAGAGGGCGGCATTCAGTAGTTAGCCACCCTCCGGGTTAATAATGGGGGTAACAAAAAACCTCGACTACTAAAGCCGAGGAAAAAATAAGGAGGAAATCAGAGGCTATGGCTACCTCTGCCAATTCTAACCCAAAAATCTATATTTAATCAGTGTATGTCAAATATTGAATAGCAAAAGCCCCAGAAATAATTCCAGGGCTTCATGAGAAAGGAAAGTCATTGTGAATGTCTACCTAAATTCACATAATTGCTTATTATGTTCATAATAGCACACTTTTTGTGCCTTCGTGTTCGCCATTAGTTCACAAACAGTTCGCAAGCTGTTCTTTTTTAATTATTTGCAACTTTTTCTCTCTTTTTCTTTATAAATCCAACAATTCTTGCTGCCTTTTCCATTGCTTCATCCTTAATCTCATAATATTTTGTTCTACCGTAAGGGAAATTAGGGTGAGTATAAACTTCACTATCTTCAACAATCCGGCCAGTTTTATACTTAATATCCATTAGCAGCTGCTCTATTGGATCTAAACCCTTATAAGCTTTTTCCACTCTTTTTACAAGTTTAATTTTTCTTTTGTACTCTTCCTTGAGCTCCTGCTCTTTTTCAACAGACTCCATAACTGGTTGAGCTGTTGGGTCAAAATGATTTGAGGATTGCACTCTTGGCCTTGAATAATCTATCCCCTGCCCCTTCCCGGCTAAATCTTCTAAAAAATCACCATCTATTTCAGCTTCAAATTGAATGTATTCGCACCTGCTTTTATATTCCCGGTAATTAACGAAATCAAAAATCACTCTTGAATAATAGTTCTCCACTACATCTTCACCCCACTTTTAGCTTCCATCATGTATTTATAGCTTGTAAACACTGGGTCATCCTCTGCAAATTCAACCGGCTCCACTCTCTCTGTCTTTCTCAGACTCAAATCAAAGCAATCAATCAGAAAATTATATATTTGAGGCTGTTTTTTCTCTATCTGCTCTCCCATTGTCATCCTGATCAGCTCCAATTATCTTTTTATGATGTCGTACCAATTACCTTCAGGCTTTAATTCTTTCCCCATCCATTCTGAATCAATTTCACTTATTTCATGGCTTCTCTTATCAATTGATAGCCTCACATTTAAATCATTGTGTATCTCTCTGTCTTCCAGTAATAAATTATTTCTTGTAGAAGGACTGCAAGCTATTAATCTCCCTGTTATAAAATAATCTCTATACCAATCTTTAGTGCAATATACTTTTAAATCAGACATCTTTATCAGCTCCCTTAATCATTTCAAGTAATCGTGGCCAACTACTTTTATTTTTATAATTCATGCAGCACAAATACCCACCGCCGTAATCCTTCAAATAAATTTCTTTAACATTCCCCTTTCCATCATGCTTAATCCTGATATGAGCTTTATTAGGATTGTTAATTATTCTGTTTTTCAATTCTTTATGATCATTGTGATTTTCAATCCAGTTCTTAATTTCGGACTCATTAACTGCATCTAAAATATTAATTCTATAATCAGCAAACTTTTTTCTTTTAAAAATAGGTTCAGCTTTAATCTGATTAATGTTCAATTCTTTGCTTTTGAATAATGACATTTGAGACATTTTAAGCCTCCCTGAAATTAATATCCGGATACTTAGCAAGCAGTAGCTTCTTTTTTAGTTTGTAAACCTGGGTTTTATGGCCTTTAACATCCACTACCTCAACTGATCCGTCTGAATAAGTTATCTTAAAATCAGCTATATATTTTATTCCCCGGCCAGTTACCCGGTCCTTATCTTTCTCCAGGAGAACAAATTTAGGCTGCAACTCAAACTCTTCAACCTCTCCGGCTGCTTTTAGAAGTTTTAGATTTTCATAAAACCTTGCCTCTTTCTTGCTATCAAAATTTATTCCATCTACAAGTGGCTTTTTATTATTATATTTATTCTTCCTGGTTGATTTATTTTGCTCCTTTCTTTCCATTTTGATTAGTTCCCATTCTCCCTTGGGTATCCCCATCTTTTTGGCATCTTCTTCTGAATTTATAAACACTCTAGTCATTGCTCAAAAGGACACCTCTCTTCCATTTCTCCCGACTGCACTACTGGTATATCATATTTCATCAACAATTCTTTTAAATCACAGTTCTGCTTATCCTCTGGCTCTAAATCGCACCCTCTGCAGTTGCTATAGAGGGTAAAATTGATAATATCGTAAAGATCATCTGTTTCTATTGCAGTTATATCATCAGTCTTTCTCATTTTCTTCTTTTTCTTTCTGGCCTGATCAGTATAATCAAGCGATAATTTAGTCTGACTGACCATTTCATCAATATTATTTTGCTGGTCCTTAGTAATTCCTTCCTGCAGCATTTCGGCCACTTTCCCGGTATAGGTCCTTGCCATTTTGATGGTCCTCATAAACTTAGTTGACTTCTCAATTTTTTCATTTTCTTCATAATCGTCAATTTTGCTTTCATAAAAAGCTTTAAAATGAGTCAATATCTCTGCGATTTTCTGGTCCTGTCTGCTTAAAAATTTAGGCATTGGCTGCACTCCCCTCGTTATTATCTCTAGCAAAGTCCAGGAATCTCACATTATCCGCATTGACTTCAGGATTAATATAAGTCCTGTTATTGTTCTCTGACTTTCTAATTTGAAGGGAGCCGTCCACTCCAACGAGTCTCCCTTTTCCCAGGTGCCGGGCACAATTTTCAGCCAGACCCCTCCAGGTCACGATATTGATAAAATCAACATCTCTATCTCCATCACGGTTAGTATAATTTCTCTCTACGGCCAGGGTAAAATTACAGACCGGGGTTCCATTTCCTGTATAGCGGAGTTCTGGCGAAGCAGTCAGGCGTCCAATTAAGCATATTTTATTCATTCGACATTCTCCTTTGTTTAGCGTGGAAAGCTGTATGCTCTCCTACATTTTTAAATAATTCTAAGTTGCTTGGCCTATTGTCATTTCTAATTCTATTTTTGTGATGTACTACTTCTTCTTCTGTTAAATACCTATCTAATTTTTCTTCCATAACTAACCTGTGTTCCATTATATAACCCTCTTTACACGAATTTGGGTGTTCTGGTTTATAAATTTGTATATATCCATCACTTCTATGCCTTTTGCCGCCATTCCAATTGGGAGATTTTCTCCCTTTAGCAGCTTTAGACATTTTCTTTCTTGTTTCTAAAGAGATCACTTTACCCAAATTTCCTTTTCTAATTTTTTCTTTTACTTCTTCTCTCCTGGGCCTATTTTTCAAAATGTCGCCGGTTTTTCTAGTTTCTATATTTAATCTTCTTAAATGATTTAATATTGTAGCTGGAGTACATTCGACTTCTTCTGCAATTTCAGCCATAGTCATTTCTTTATCTAAATATGCTTCTCTTAAATAATCATCAAACCCAGGTTTATTTTTTAACATTAATTTTCTTGCCATAACAACCCTCCCCTTATAAGTACAATTCTATTCAACATCTTCTACATTCCTCCATTTTCCATAATTATTATCAGCTATATCCTTAATATCATCTAATAGTTCATTTAAAACTTCCCTCGGTGCATTTTCTGGTCTATATTCAATCATTTCAGCTATACCCTCAAATTCTTTGTCCATTTCTAAATGCTCATCTAATACATTTTCGATAAAATCTTCAACTCTTGATAACTCACTTAACGCTCGTGCTATAGGCTCGTTTTCTTTTCCTAGTGGTAAAGTTAAATCACTACTTGAAGTCTGCAGCACTTCCCTAATATCATCTATTAAATCATCAAAGTTTACTTTCATTATTCATTCTCCTTCACAATCTTATAATTGTTTTCCTGCAGCCACTTATGAAATTTATATGCCTCACATTCTTTTCTGCAAAAACTCTTAGCAAACGACTTTCCTAACTCTGTGTCATTATCAATTAATTTTTGCATACCACATTCTGTATCTTTACAATATTCTCGACTTTGATATTCAGACATTTTTACCCCTTCCCTGTAATCCTGTTAACTTCCTCGAACATTTCATCAGCACTCATATTGCTAATATCTATTGTCTCTTTAACTTTCCTACCTTTTTCCTGATAAGTGACACCCATCGTTTCTTTAGCCATTATTTCCTCCCTTCAAACCATTCAACAAATTCTCCTAATTTTTCTAAAACTTCAATCTTAATTTCATTACCTTCATAATATATTTCCAACTTTTCGCCTTTTTGATTACCACCATTATAGTTGAATTCCGGTTTTAAGTTATCCACTTCACCCTCCAATCTGAATACTTATATTATCAACCAACCAAATAATAACTTCTATCCATTTCCATAGCCCCATTGGTACAAATAATACACCGACTACTATTAGTGCTTTGATATAAAATTCAAAAGCCTCTCCAATACCTTCTAGCATTTTACCCTCCTATCTAACCGGGCATAACCCGGAATCGCAGTCACTTCCGACATCTCTGTCAAATCCCCCATCATTTGCTGCACTTTGATTATCATGCATTGTAATGATTGTCTTTTTAAATTTCTTCTTCTCTTTCCGGGCCCCAACTACATCCATAGAGTCCTGGTATTTACCTTTGTAGACTTGATCAGGTTTCTTTTTCATTTCTAAAAATACTAACTGACCAATCAACATGCCGGGATGTAGCTGCAGGATGTTACTTGAGTTGTTAACAATCTCTAAAGTTAACTTTCCTCTGTACCCCGGGTCCACCCAGCCGGCTGTAATATGTATCTGCAGTCCCATTCTGGCCAGTGTTGACTTTCCTGCTAGCATTACTGTCAAATTATCTGGTACATTAATAAATTCTTTAGTTACCCCCAAAACGAAATCTCCAGGCTCTAGCGGGTAGTTATCCACTTCAACGGGCAAATACTCTATATTGTCTTTTGAAACGTCAATTACCCTATTTCTGTGCTTCTCAACTAGAAATTTATCTCCCAGGCTAATATCTAAACTGGCCGGTTGAATGTTTTCTTCCACAAAAGGCTCAATATTGTCTCTTAACGGTCTGATCATGTTATCTGGTAGTATCATTTACATCATCCTCTCTATTTATTTTCTGCCACTTTTGTTAGGTACTAACCCTGCTATTTTGCATGCCTCTTTATAATTATCAAAATAAGTGTAGACTCTATGTCTCTTAACACCATTATCAACAACCTGGCTTAAAGTTGGTGTATCTTTTAATTCTTCAGCAGTATCTCTGATTATTTCAATAATTTCTTTTTCTTCTTCCATCAAGCTCTCTATTTCATCAGAATTCATTTTAAATATAGAGTCAAAGCCCTGGCATCTACCTTCTGAATTAATGATCGGATCATCAATATCATCAAACGACTCGCATTCTCCATCATCATAATTTCTGCAGATATCTCTCATACAGGGAGAATCTTCTACTACTTCTTTCTCAACATTAACTTCAGGAACTTCTATTTCTTCGTTTTCTGGTGTAGCAATCTTTTCTTCAGCGACTTTTTCAACTTTATCATTATCAAAATAATCACTATACTGCATCTTAGCTTCAGCCTTAACCTCAACAATTCTTCCTTCGGACTGATATTCACCTACCAGTTGCTTCATTCTCTGCTTAGCTGCAGCTGGTTCCTCTTCTTCTGCCATGTCAACAAAGTTTTCCATGTTCGGATCATGCTTAACTTGAATTATAAACATTAATTTCCCTCCTTAGGTTTTATAAATCTTTCATAATTCTTTTGCCTTTCTTCTCTCAAAAATTTGCGATAGCATTTAACTTTATGCTTCTCCCAAACCAGGTCTTCGTTTAATTTTTCTATTAATCCGCTTTGCTGAGTAATTTGCTGATCAAGGACAATGTAAGTTACAGCAAATCCAATAAGTAACCCGATTATTAAATTAATCATTTATCCTCCTTTTAAACTCTATCCTTATCTAAACCATCCCTCACGCCATCCTCATAACCTTTCTGATAACTATCTACTGCAAATATTCCTAATATCAGCATTCCTGCAAACCCACCAATGAAAAATGCAACTAACTCACTCAAAGTCTGGCACCTTCCTTTCAAAATATTCTTCTATCTCTTCCCTGATGATTTCTCTAATTTTATTTGTTAACTCCTCTTCAAAAGCATCTACTAACTTTTCAAGCTCTTTTTCAGTCATTGACTTCCTCCTCGAAAAGCGAATCCATAAGATATTCATTTGGTGCTGCACAATTAATAGTCTGACCTTCTATAACTTCTGCATCATTATCTCTACCTGAGTAATATTCGCAAGTAGAATCAAAATCAATATGTCCGGGAACACAACCTCTTTGCGGTCCGTTAATTCTCATTTCACCTTTTACCGGGCAATCAACATAATGATCACCGTTCTTCTTGTAAGGTTTGATTTTCATTTTCAACCTTCCTCTCAGAATCATCAATGATCTGATCTATTTGATATTCACTCAGCTGCGGATGATCTTCCATTAGTTTCTCTTTTAGATTCATTTACATCACCTCAATCGCGAATTATTTCTAAGACATTATTGAAATCAATATTTTCAGGTAAGACTATTTCAGCATTTATTGCTTTTTCCATTTGTTCAGCCGGAATAAACGCCATTCCTTGATCAATGTTTTTTGTTTGTCTTTTGGATAACCTTCTTACTACCACATCTATGACAGTAACACTCTGTGGATAATTAAAGAAAACTCTTTCATCGTATTCAACCCCGACTAAATAAGCTTCTTCATTTAAACAAACTCCATTAACTTCTGGGGAACTGAACCGACCAACATTAAAATTGTTCTTAAATTTTATTTTTAGCGGACCATGATTATCTAAAAGCTCTTGGTGCAACTCTTTTCTATTCATTGCAACCTCCTTAAAATAGCGCTAATTGCTCCCCTATATCAAAACGACTTACAGCTACAACTTCATCATCAATAAATTTTATAATTCTATTTGGATAATGTTTTTTTACTTTTTCTAAAGAGTGCATGTCAAGATAATGATTAATTGCACACTCTATGAATATTTCTCCATTTTTATTTTTATAATATTGTTGATGAGAATAATCTCTATTTTCTTCATTCAGCTTTTCCAGTTTATATAATAATTTACCTCTATCCTCTCCATAAAAATTGATATACCATTCTTTGCTCAGCATTTTATTCACCTACTAAAATAATGCCAGTTGTTCTGATTCTTTCCTCAATTCTTCCTGGACTTCTTCCAGTTCATGATCAGCAAATGCTATCTCAATATCTTCAGCCTTTGGCCCCTCTGGATCTCTATCCGTTCCATTAATCAAATATAATCTGATTCTTGTAGTTAAATCTTCGTAGCTCATTATTTTTCTGACTTCATCATCGGGCTCTATACTTGGAATTGTTGCTTCCAAAACAACTTCTTCATCATTCATTGACTTGATGTAATATGAATTTCTCTTAAGAAAACCATCATTCTCCCAGATGGTGATATAGTCTCCAATTTCAAAGGTAGACTTGGTATAAAACCCCTTATCGTTAAATTCATACTGCATTTTAATCATCCCTTTTTATACAAATCTGCTCCACTATACTTTAATAGCTTCTCCATGCCACCATAATCTTTGATTATTCTGTCAGCATCTTTTATTGCCAGGCCTTCAAAAGTATGATTATTATCTAAATCCTTATTGATATAAGCGAACTTAAGTTTAGCAATAATGGCAGCCATTGATTTAGCATGAAGTGCAGCAAGAAAGAAAACTACTGATCCGCCTATTAAAATTCCAATGATCATAAATAAAATATTGCTAAGCAATTTTATCACTCTTCTTATTGACTTCCAGCTTGACGAAATTAATACTCTCACTCAGTTCAATATCCAGCTGCTTTAAATCAAATTCATAATCTTCCCTTAAACTTGTCTCCACTACTTTTCTGGCGTGAGTTATTTTCTTATCCGGATTGTTTGATTTAAAACTAATCAATAGACCAGCCAGATCATCTTTAACCTGAGTTTTAACATTACCGTTTACTATTAGTCTTTCAGCGATATTCATTATTTACTCCTCCTTGAATTTATTTTGTTTTTCTAAACTTTTTTCATAATTTTTACACTCAATTAATTCTGCATCAATCAGTTCACCCGGTGGGGTTTCAATAAATTTTCTAACATCCGGAACATTTAATTCTACTTCTCCAACGAAATTGCATTTGCCAGAACTATTTCTTTCTTTTGATTTATTATGAACACACATCATCCAGGGGCATTTAATTTCTGGCATTGATTAATCCTCCTTTAATAATTCCGAGTTTTGATGTTTGCTACCTACAACCTCTGATTTTTTCCAATCATGCCTATAAAACCTTGTTTCTGTTCCGATTTCATTTGACTCATAATTATTTCTATTTAACTTTTTCATGACAAAGCTTGCTAATTTATTATCATATTTTATTAAATAATATCTATTACCTAATTTATATTTCTGGTTTATAATATCGCCTTCATAAATATCTCTGCCGCTTTTATCTTTTGAGCCTGTATATAAATCTCTGCTTATTAACTCATACCCACTATTGTGGTGTGCTCTTATTATTTTTTTGGCTTTTCCCTTTTCGATGAAGTCTAATGTTAAATAATTGAATAAATAATGCTCGCCTTTCACTCCTTTAAAAACGTACCTGAACTTTAATTTCTTCAATTCTCATTCCTCCTTTTATGATCAGCTGTAAATCCATATCTCTTAACGCATCTAACAAATGGACAAGCTCCTTGCTTTACATCGTTTTTAGTCCTATTTTTCTGGCCCTTAAATGGATACCAGACACAATTCTCGCAGTGACTATCACTAACCAACTTAGACATAATTTCACTCCTTGCAAACGACATTATATTTTTGGATTTCATCTAAATACTCGTCAACTTTATTGATTTTATCGCCTATATCAATAAGGTTATTTACAGTTTCGAGATTTTTAGTGCTTAAATCTTTATGAACTTCATCTAATATATCTTTAGCCTCCAAAACTAATTTTTCCCTTTCTTCCCGGTTACAGTATTCTTCATACTCCTTAACCACCTTATCTATACGATCACCGGTCACCATTCCAATTTCACCCTGTGCCTGAGCTTGATAAGTTATATTTACCATCTTCTCAAATAATTCTTTCATTTTATCCATTTTTAGTCCTCCTGTAGCTTTCGCCGTCAAACCTGATAAAGTATTTACCTCTTTCTGCTGCTTCGGTCATCCGATCAACAACTCTCGGAGAAATATGTTTGGTTAATTCTGACCCACTTAAGTTAGTTGTAATAATAGTTGGGAGTAGTTCGTTATATCTATGATTTAAAACTAAATACATTTTTTCTTGCTGCCATTCAGAGGCTTTCTCAGTTCCTAGATCATCAATTATTAATAATTTAGCTCTCTTATATCCATTCATCAGAGTTTTTTCATCCTCTGAGTCACTGTCATAGCTATCTCTTATCGCTTGTATCATTTCTGAGCTTGATATAAACTTTACAGGTGAGCTTCCAGAATAAACTGTACTTCTTGACTTTTCTGCAGCCTTTTCAGCGAAATATCTTAATGATCTTCTTCCAGCTGCTAAAGCTAAATGAGTTTTACCAAGGCCATAACTGCCAGCCAAAACTAACCAGGTCCCTTTTTTAAACCTCTCATTGAAATCCTCTGCATAATTTTTTACTTTAAAAAATGCTTTATCATTGCCATATTCCAAATTAAAATTATCAAATGTTTTATTTTTAAACCGCTTAGGAACTTTAAACTGCTTAACCATGTCCTGAAGCAATAATTCAGTCTGTCTTTCTTTGCTAATTAAATTATTCGTCTTGGTCGAAGAGTCCGTCGACTTCTGCTCCGATTTTTTCTTCTTCAGTTGAGTAACTGTCTCCTTGAACTTGTTTTCCTCCATTATTGGCCTCCTTTGGATGTGGCTGATTTAAATAACCTTCAAATTTAGTGCCGAATAAAGTTCTGGGTCTTAAATATTTTGACATATCAGAATCATGCAGCCATTCAGCACATTTTTTATCAACAACCTCTTTGAAATCTTTTAATTCAAATCCTTCATTCCATCTGCCTGAAATATGTCTTTGAGTTGCTTGACTTGTTGGTTTAAAATTTCTATCAGCTTTTTGATTCAAATAATTGACGATCTCTGCATAGGGTATATTATCTTTATTATTATCATTCTTTACATTCTTAACATTATTATCTTTATTGTTTGTTTTGTTAGGCGTTTGTTCACCGTTTGTCGAGCGTTTGTCAGGCGTTTGTTCACCTTCTGGCACCCTTTTGTCACCCTTTTGACTAAAGCCGCTTTCTTCTTGACATGACAATGTTGAGGGCTTTTGATATTTCTCCCAATTCAATATTTTTATAATTGAAAATTTACCTTGATAAGTGCTAGTGTCATATTTAATCATTCCATCTTTCTCAAACATTTTTACCGTTCTATACAATTTATCTCTCGATACATTTATTGCATTTGCAAATTTTATTGTTCCAAATATTAATTCTCCTGGACTTAATTCTACCAATTCATAACCAACATTCATTTTGTGTTTTTGGTGACTGGCCTTGCTTAATAAAGTTATCCATATTTTTAGTTTCTCGGGGTCATCATAAACCCAGTGATCTAATAATTCTCTGTGCAGTTTTATCCAGCCATTCCCCATAACTTCCACTGATTATGACACCCCCTCTCAAGCTATCTTAACCATCTTTCCGGTTAATTGTTGTATCTCTCTTTTAAACTGTTTAGCATCTGAATTCCTATCTGACAAGTGAAGCAGCCAAATTTCATTTACTTTTGATAGATCATTAACCTTAAGAAAATCTTTAACATTTTTTAAACTGAAATGACTTTTTAGCAGTCTATTCTTCTGAACCATCAGAACTCTACCCGCTGCTATATTTTCATCAAGTATCTTTTTGCTGTAGTTACATTCAATCATGATGTAATTCAAATCATTAAACTTAAACTTACTGTAAAAACTATCAGTAATATAAACTAACTTATCGCCTGTTTCCCTGCTCCAGAGTAAGTAATTAAATGGCTCTGCAGCATCATGTTCTGCTTCAAATGGTTTAACTATCCAGCTGCCAATTTTAAATGGATCATAAAGCTTATGAGTAACTAATCTGTGATTATCTTCAGTAAATTCATCATCAATTAAAGCCTTTTTAGTACCTGAGCTCATATGACAGTTAATTCCTGCTCTAGTTACCTCATTTAAAGCTTTGCAGTGGTCCTTGTGTTCATGGGTTATCAAACATCCTTCTATCTCTGACAATCTAAATTCTAGCCCTTCCTGCAGCTTCTTATATGGAATTCCACATTCCAGGAGTAAGGGTGTCTTAAAATCAGACACCCTGTAGGCATTTCCTGAGCTCCCGGAAGCTAAGGATTTAATTTCTAGCATTTAAAACGACGGCTCTCTTGGGCCTTCTGTTCCTGTTGCACCCAATTGTTTTTCTGACTCTTGCTCTTCTTTTCGCTCAGATTGTCTTTCATCAATTGCCTCTTCAACCTTATCCATTTCACGATCTAACTGTTCTTCAATTGCATCTGGCTCTTCCTCTTCAGCTTCAATATCAATAGTCTGACTGTTAGCATTTTCAGCTATTTCTCTATTGGCTTCAGCTTCAACACTCCCGGTCTCTTCATGAATCATTGATTGAGCATTAACTTTCTCTGGGTCTAAATCAATCTTATCTGAGACCCTTCTTGCAATAGTTTTATATCGCATCTTTTCAGGCCATGCATCCCAAATTGCTTTAGTTTTAGCTGCATCCCTCGCTTTCTGAAAATCTTCCTCTGTCAGTATTAATAACTCATTCTTGCTAGAGTCTTCATACTGGATATAAGCAAAACCACCTATTACTTTCCCTCTGTTGAATGGATTTTCTACTTCAAATTCATAAGCTTCGACTTCTCTTTGAAAGTTAGACTTAAGCGGTTTGAAATGGTCATTTTCATGAACAAGTTCGATCACAATTTTCTTAGGTGGATTTAGAGCATATTTTTGAGCTATATAAAGCAACCCTTTAAATCCAGTTTGTAAGTCCAGATCATACTTTTTATTCTTACCATTGAAATACGGAATAACATGAATATGATTTTTCATTAGAGCATCAAGGCCTAAATTAACTTTATGGACTGCATCAAGTGCTAAATTCTTAATGTTTACATTCTCCCAGGTGTAAGGTGTCTTGCTACCATTTCTCTTGCTCTCAAATTCCTTCAGTGCTGAGTCAGCTTTCAAAAACAAGTGCTGGGCCAGCTTCTTCTGATGATCAGAGAAAACTATGTCATTACCCATTTCCTGCCCGAACTGTCTTTCTACCTCACCGACAAATCTAACTGATACTGCTGTGTTTTTCTTCTTATCTTCACTCATTATTATTTCCCCCTTTAGCTTTTTTTAAATCTAATTTAGCTTTTTCTAAATGATATTTAACATCCTGTTTTCCCATCCCATTCAAAACAGCCGGATGAAATATTTCTTCAATGTCATTTATTAGATTCTGAACATCTTCTAATAATTCAGGAACGGATGCTATCAGAATTGCGTTAGCTTCTGTTTCTTTTAATGTAGTTTCATAATTAGCAACCCTCCCTATTTCTTGCCCTGTGGATTCGCTTTTTATTGAAGCAGCATATTCTATCTCAGGTAAATCTAAACCATCTTCAAAACCCCATGGCCCTTGTGTGTATTTAGGCATATTTTCCCTCCTACTTATTATTCTGCTAAATCAGCCATATAATTTATTTCACCTTCTATAACATCATTTAATTGTTTAATAGTTTTAACATCATCATAACTAGTTTCGCTTGACATAACTTCAAATTCTTGGTCAAAAACACCTTCCATACTCAAATAAACTTTCAAGTTGTTATGAAGCCTTTTAATTTCTTTATTAGCCATCCTTTTCCTCCTTTAATTTATTAATAACCTCTTCTTCTGTTGGGCCAGAACAACGCTTTCTGATTTTATAAGATTCATCAGGATAAACTTCGTTTCCGCAATCTTCACATACCCAGACAGGAACTGTAACTTTTATAAGCTCCATTAAAATTTCATTTACAAATTCATCAGTTTTCTTTACAACCTGAACATCGCCACCGCAAACATGACATTCGTTATATCCTAAGTCCTTCATCAGCTGGCCTCCTTAACTTGCTTATCATCTTTTTCTACTTCTTCAACTCTTAACTTTTCATCTTCAGCACTTACTATTAGACTTATTAGCTGACTTTCTGTATCAATAGGCTCTGTTATACTCTCACGCCCATCTATCCAGATAGGAGCTCTAAAACCGTAGTACTCAGAAAGTGTATTGATTATATCCACTCCCACTTTAAACTCTGAACCTGTATTAAGAGTATTCCCAAAAACTGCTCCATCTTCTTTATCCATAGCCTCGCAAGTCTCTTTAAGACCGCCGTTTACCTGCTCTTCGAAAAGTTTAAACTCGGTATAATCAAAATGACTATTTATCTTATCTTCAAGTAGATCAACTTTTGTTCTAATAAAATCTTCAGTTAAATATAATTCATGTTCTAACTTTTCATACTTCCGGGCCAATTCTTTCTCCTGAGCTGACAGTTCCTCAATTCTTTCCTCAGCTTTCTTTTTCTGCTCAAATTTATTCAGTTGAATTTGTAAAATATCAATTTTATCCTCTAATTTTTCAATTTTATCTTCAATATCTTCTTTAGAAGTATCAGGATTACTTTCAATCTGATCAATAGTTTCCTGAATATTTTCTTTCTCTTTAAGTTTTTTCTTATACTGAAAGCTATCCTTGTAAGCCTCAGACTTTCCTTCAAGTTCATGAAGTTCCTTAAATAAATCATCCTTAACTTTCTTTAGTCCAGGAACTTGCTCTTCTAGTGATTGAATTTCCTCTTCTAGCTCAGTTGTTTCACCATTTAATTTCTCAACTTTCTGTTTTTTTTGGATTCCGTTTTGATTAATATTTTCTAATCTCTGAGACTTATCAAGCTTAGCTTTCTTTACAGCGCCCTCTATTTCATCTTCTGGGAGCTTTTGCCCGCAAGTAGGGCATTTATCTTCTACGTTGACTTCCTCTGAATTTACCTTATTCCAGCTCTCTCTAAGCTCATTCATTTCACCTTTGATAGTCTCAATTCTTTCTTTTTTATCAGCTAACTTAAGTTTCTTATTAGTAATTTTTCTATCTAAATCAGACAGCTGGTCCTTTATTTCTTCAATATCCTGCTTAGTTTCTTTAATCTTTTCATCATATTTTTCAGTATGATCATTTTTTATCTGCTGCAGTTCAGTATCCATTTCTGCAAGCTTCTTTCTCTTCTCAGCAATTTCACCCCCATTCTCAATGCCGGATAATTTTTTATCTAAACTTTTCTTTTTAGATTTAAGTTGCTTAATTTTATTTTCCAACTCGTCTTCACTTTTATCCGGCAACTCCGGAATGCTATTATTAACTTCATCAATTCGGACTGGTATTTTCTCCAAATCCTTATTTATTTTTTTCTTTTTAGAAGCTATAACTTTTTGATGTTCATCAATAGTTCTTTCTCCCAAAATATCTTCTAACTGTTTTAAATCGCTGTTTTGGGCTATTACATCTTCATCAGTTATATCGCCGCAAACATTAAGCAGTATTTCCCGGCGCTCTTCCCAGTGCAGCTGTTCATTAAAATATCTCGGGTCTGTTAATAATCTAAATATTTTTTCATCAACAAGTTCATTGATTTTTTCATCATATTCTTTTTTCTTTACAGGGACTCCAGAGATATAATAATCTGTAGTATGGCCTGTAAATTGTTCTTCTGCAGAACCTCTCTTTTTAGTCCATTTCTCCATATATACTTTTTCCAAAGTAAGTTGGCTGCCACCTATCAAAAAAGTTCCTTTAACCTTATGATCTAGACCATGAATTACTTCCTTTGTTTTACTATCTTTTGTTTTAATATCAAATTGAGCCTGCCCCCGACTATCTTTATCGAATAAAAGCCATAAAAATGAGTCAAATAAGGTTGTTTTACCAGCTTTGTTGCGGCCAAAAATATTTATATCCTTTCCGTTTGCATCAAATTCAAACTTTCTTACTCCTTTAAAATTCTTTAATTCCAAACTTAGAAGTTTTAACTCTTTCATTTTTATCCTCCTTTTGTCTTTGCCAGTCTTTCCATTCGACATAATCCATCATTTCTTTATCCTCCACATTTTCTTTAAGCCAGACAAGTGAATCTATCATTATAACCACCTATCCAGGTTGTTAATGTTTCTCTTTTTTGATATATTATAGTTAGAGTGTTTAATTTTATCTCGCTCAGCTGATTTGCCCTCAGTTGAGTTTTTTCTATTTTCTTTCCACATTTTTCTCACATCCTTAAAAAAATCTATCGACATTTTCAAAACAGCTATCGGTAAAATCACATACATAAAAACATTTACCAAACAAACATATATCTCCATCCTCAACCTCCCAGTGCTATGATTACCAGTGACAATAGAACCCATATCGCAACAACTGCTCCTGCAGCTTTTAACATGATTTTGAAAGTTAATTCGCTGAACATTACTATCCCTCCATTTTCATAATTCGCTTAGCTTCTTTTTCATCTTCTCTGTCTAGTTTCTGCAATAACAATTCAATTTTCTTAATTTCTTTTTTTACATAATCATCTTTATGTTTTCTTGATTTCAGTTTAGCCAGTCTCATCTGTAATGAACTCTTAATAGTCATTTCCTCAGATACACTAATATCTATTTTCAATTGTTTTTCCTCCTCAGTCAGTCATCTCCTTAAATGAAATCCTATCTGCATATTTCCCTTCTATATACCCGACATCAGTCTCGCTGATCACTTCCTCATTATCATTAATTTGAACTGCTACAATTCTCATTAAACTACCAACTTCATGTGGTTTCAGCTTAAATGTAAATTTAATTGCTCCCCCTCCTAATTTTAGTAAAAGTTTCTTCATAAAGTTCAAAATACAGTTGAGCATTTTCATCTTTTCTACATTCAAGTGGATCATTACTGCAAGAATCTGGGTTTTCTGTACAATCTCTACAAAGTGTATAGTTTTTTTCTTCTTTTGTTTTATTGTAACTACCCATTATATTCACACTCTTCTAAGTATCCTCTGGATCTATACTTCTCATAACATCTTCGATTCCTGGCATCTAAATCAGCTCCAAGTTCAGCTGCAGCTATATCTAGCATGTCACATACATGATTAGCATCCTCAATTTCATCCAGCATCTTTTCAAATTTTTCATCCTGTTCAGCAGTTAAATCAGCTTTTGAGTTAATGTTATAAGCAAAATCCATAACTTGCTCAATACTTTCTATCGCTTCTTTGAATTCTTCAATCGCCTTAAGTCCTGACTTATAAAATTCTAAATGAGCTTTATCAAAAACAATATTTGATGATGTAGTTCCATAAAACTTAATTCTTAACACTGGATCACTTAGGTAACTAACAAGCCTTCTTTTAATGTCATTTGGTACATCAACATGATTGTTAATGTATTTAGAAAGCATTGTCCTATCGACACCAACTTGTCTTGAAACCTGCTTCTGAGTTAACCCCTTGCTTGACATTGCCTCTCTGATTGCATCTCCTAAAGTCCTCATAATTTTCCTCCTTTGTAGTTTTTTATTCACAAAATTAAGTTAATTATTTTAATACTGCCATATATAATTAACTTAAAGATAAAGCCCTCCACCAATTAGCTCGGCGAACCCCCTTCCTAACCTGCAGCTGATTGTTTGTATTCTCCCTCTTGCTTCTCCTTAGCTTTGATACGGTTATAAATTATCTCTGCCAGCGGCCGGTTAAGTTCCTCCCTGGTAATGTCTGGCACTTCATCTGTAATCTCTTCCTTGATAACCTCTCCGGTTTCCCGGTCATGAGTAACACATTTAATTCTTAGCAATAGATTCACCTCCTAAGCTGAATATTTAATAGACATTTTTTCTATAATAGATTTATATATTTCTCTTAATCTTTGATCTTCACCAATAACATCAAGTTTATTAGCTTTATTAATTTGAGTTTCACTTGCTCCAGCTTCTTTTAACCTCTGTTTTAAATTGTTGAGTCTGACATCTAATCTGCAACGTCCTCTGTTTTCTAAAATAGTGTAGCTCATTCTTCTTGCTTCTTGATATTTTTCTCCCATCTGATAACCAATTCTATTAAGCTGCTTGTTAGCCCAATCTCTCCAATCCTGATCAGTATGAATGATATTATCTTTAATATTTTCAGCAATTTGTTTAGCTTCACTTGCTTCTTTTTGAGCTAATTCAATCTGATCAATCATCTGTCGCATTAAGTCAAATTCATTTTTAGGCTGCTGAACAATTTCTTTAGCTCTAAAATAATTTTTGATTAACTTTCGCTGTACTTCCCAGGCAAGATCATCTTGAAGAGTTTTTACTATCAATAAATAGCCAGACTCAGTTATTAAAATTAGATTTCTAACTTTAGAAGGATTTGTGCCGATGTTATACGTCGTCGCAAAATCATATGCTTCAGAACCTTTTAATTCAAAATAATCTTCTCCTTCAATAAAATATTCTCTGTTATCTCTAAAGTTTCTACCTGCGGTTCCGCTGACTCTTTCATGGACTGTATCAATTTCTCTAAAAGTGACAATTCTTTTATCATTAAATTTTTTTACTTTTAAATTATGATTGTTTATATTAATAACTTCTCCCATAATTAACCTCCTTTTTATGCTGTCTGTTCCTTTTTGGCAACTTCATTATAAAAAAATAATTCATCAATAGTGACATTAAAATGATCAGCTATATCTTTAGCCTCTGGCAGTGTAAATGGGGTCCTCCCGTTAATCTTTCTGCTGAAAGTGTTAGGAGCCACATCTATTAAATTAGCGATATCAGCATGAGTCATTTCATTTTGAGCAATCAAACCTTTTAATTTATTTAATTTAGCTTCCATAATTACACCTCCTTTTGTTCCCGATTGACAACTACTAATTAATATTATAGAGTACATTTGGCAACTTGTCAACACTTTTTTAAAGTTTTTTTATAAATTTGGCAACTTTATTTATTAATTCGGCTGTTTTGTGTATAATAATGGTGTTAGGAGGTAGTCTAATTGGTAACTTTTGCAGAAAGACTTAAACAACTTAGAAAAGAAAATGGGATAACAATGGAGGATTTAGCCGAAGAAATTGGAACTACAAAATCTACAATTTCTAGATATGAAAATAATAAAAGAGAACCCAAAAAACATTTTATAGAAAAAACTGCTGAATATTTTAATGTATCTACAGATTATCTTCTTGGTCTAAAAAATGAAAAATCATCAGCCGATAAAATTAAAAAAGCTATCTCTGATGATCCAGAACTCCATGATGTTTGGGATAAGATATCCAAAAGAGAAAACCTTCAACTGCTGTTTAAGCAGACTAAGAATTTAGATGATAGTTCAATTAGACAAATAATTAGAATTATTAAAGCTATTGAAGAAGATGAGGAAAAAAGATACAATGGTGGATAGGAGGGGCCAGTATGAAAGAGAAAAAGAATCGTACTGCTCTCCAGCGTACATATATAAATTACCAGGAGTGGGCTAGATCTAATAATATCTATCAAAGTTTTATACCATTAAGTCCAGAGGTTTACGGATTCGTTTACCTCTCTTCTTATGATAATTACTTTATAATTATCAATCAAAATCTCACTCTGGAGCTGCAAAAGGAGGTGTATTTGCACGAAGTAGAGCACATAATGTATGATATGCCGGAGGATGGCTATGTTATTGGCTTAGATATGCAGTACAGTCAAATGGAAAAAGCAGCAGACAATTTCGTAAAAGAGATTATTAATAATTTTTTTACTTAAAACACGAACATACATTCGACAAATGTCGATAAAATACAACATCAGAGGTGATTTTGTGAGTAATAAGCTACTAAATGATAACAATGGGGAAAATAGCAACAGATTAAAAAAGTTATTTATAGTTATTTTGACAGTGCTCTTTCCTTTTATAGGTATATTTTTCATTTTTAAATCAGGGTATTTTAATAAAAAAGGAAAAACAGCAGCAACAATTTGGTTAGGAGTTATCCTTTTAGGTTTATTTTTTTCACCTGGTCAGGAACAAAACATTGCCAGTAATTCAAATCAAGCAAAGCAATCCGAAGAAGTTGATCAAGAAAATAATGAAATTAACTCAGAAGAGCAATCATTATTAAATGAAATTTTGGAGGGTGATAATGAAATGACTAAAAAAGATAAAGCAAATTATAAAGCAATAAGAGATTTCATTGATAATAATAAAAGTTTAGGTAAATTTACTTATTTTGAAAAGAAAGAGCCGTGGATGCATGGCGATAGATATTCAGTTTCAACAAAAGAAGACACTTTTTTGTTTTATTTATATAATGAAGAAAATAAAGTTGTTAGTGTGAATGTAAAAGATCAGAATGGTAATATACAAAATATTTACAGAGAGGAAGTTCCAAATCTTCCTGATAACTTTAAAAGAAAAGCCACTGAAGAAGTGCCTGAATATATAATAATAGACCAGTTTGACTTAATGTCTGGAGGAAGGCATGGAGATATATTGATTAAATCTTTTTCAAAAGAAACCCCTTTAGATAAAAGAGAAAAGGTTATTAAAAAGATAATAGAAAAAGAGAACTTTACACAAGCTGATTTATATTGTACTCGAGAAGCGTTTGAAGCTAATATGAACTCCAGTTATAGCGAATCTCATCCAAACGCTTTAGAAAATGGTTACTTAGGAAGTGTAAGAGATAATAAATTTTCTGCTCCTTATAATTAATATTAGCCCTTCGGGGCTTCTCTTTTTACACAAATACCGAACAAATGTATATAAATAATCACATATTTGTTCTATTAAGTGAAAACATTACTACTAATTATATAAAAATGTGAACTAATATTTTTGGAGGGTTTATAATGAATAATACAACTGCAGCAATTTATGCACGTTTCAGTTCTAATAACCAGAGAGAGGAATCACTTGACGCTCAAATTAGAGCAGCCAAAGAATTTGCAAAAGATAATGATCTGAAAATAACTAAAATCTATACTGATAAAGCCCAATCTGCTACCACTTCTGATCGCCCAGGCTTTTTAGAAATGATAAAAGACAGCCAGGATGATCTATTTGACAAGGTGATAGTGCATAAGCTTGACCGCTTTGCCAGAAATAGATATGATTCAGCTGTATTCAAAAGGAAGCTCAGAGAAAATGAAGTTGAATTAATATCTGTCTTAGAAAACTTTGATGATAGTCCGGAAAGTATTATCCTGGAGTCGGTACTGGAAGGAATGAATGAGTATTATTCTGCCAACCTGGCAAGAGAAGTTAGCAAAGGGATGAAAGAAAATGCCATGCAGTGCAAGCATAATGGCGGTTTAGCGCCTTTAGGGTTTGATGTGGCTGATGATAAGACATATAAGATTAATGAAGAGGATGCAGCTAAAGTCAGGCTTATCTTCAGAATGTATGCTGCAGGTAATGGCTACGGTCCAATCCTCAAAAAACTTAAAGAGAAAAACTATAAAACTCAAACAGGTAGAAACTTTAGTAAACCAAGCTTACATGATATTTTAAGAAATGAAAAATACAGAGGTGTCTATGTATTCAATAGATCAGCCAGCAAAAAAGCTGGCAAAAGAAATCATCATAAGTCTAAGCCAGAGGAAGAGATTATTAGGATTGAAGGAGGGATGCCGAGAATAGTATCAGACAAAACATGGAGGAGGGTGCAGAGAAGAATGGATGAAAACAAAAAAGGACCAGGGGCCCACAGTGCTAAAGAAATATACTTGCTTTCAGGATTGATTGAGTGCGGAAAGTGTGGTGGTTCAATGGTAGGTAATCGTAGAATAGCTGGTAGAGATAGAACCGTATATATGTCCTACGAATGCTCTACCAGAAAACGGACTAAGGAATGCGACATGAAGTCTATCACTAAGGAGCATGTGGAAGAGATTGTTCTTGATGATATGGTTGAGGCCATGTTTTCTGCTGCTAAGATTGATCAACTGGCAAAAGATGTCTATAACTTTGCCAAGCAAGAAAATGAGGAAATCAATGCAGATATAAAAAGATTTGAGAAACAGCTTAAAAATATTAATTCTAAAATTGATAATTTAACTGAAGCAGTTGCAGCTGGACTTTTCCAGCCATCTATGAAGGAAAAGTTAAATAAATTAGAAAGTGAGAAGTCTGATCTGGGATTAATGTTAAATGAAGCAAAGCTGCAGGCAGAAAAAAATCTGCCCACTAAAAGTGAAATAAAGGCAGAGCTGAAAGGTTATAGAAATATAAAAAACGAAAGTCTCAAAGCCCAAAGAAAGGCTATAAAAACTTTCGTAAAGAGTGTAATTATCTATGAAAACAATATAAAAGTTAATTATATTGTGGATTTGACTGGTGGAGGTGGTCCGTACCTTACCCAATCCACAATTAGTTTAGCAAATTACCGGAGAAATGTCAATAAATAAAAAATCTCTACATTATATATAGTAAAAACCCCAGGCAAAAACCCGGGGTTAAATAGTTTTTATTTTCTTTTCTTGATCCATCCCCAAATTACAAAAGGAATAAATGCAATTGCGGCTAACCACTCCATAAGCCACCTCCTAAAATTGAAAATCAAATCCAAGTATTACTCCACTATTCTCTATATTAGCAGGGACCACATTGACCCCTGTTATTATTCCAATGTTCTTTTTATTTAATATGTCATCTATCATTTGCTTTTGAGTATCAATTAAATCTTGTAATCTGTTATTAGAATCTATTAATTTTCGATTATTTTCCTCAGCTGATTTATATAATTGCCTGTATTCCTCAACATCTTTCTCTGACTGATTATATAATTTCTTATATTCAGTTACATCGCGCTCGGCTTCTTCATATAGCTTTTTGTACTTCTGGGCAATATCATACATATCACGATAATCTTCCAGGAGCTGATCATATTCTTCCGGAGGATCTAACTCCTGAGCATTGACATTAACAGCTATAGGCAGCAGCAAAATCATTACTATTATAATGTAGATTAATTTTTTTCTAATAGTGATCACTCCCTTTGATGTTCATTTAATCGAGCCTCTAAATCCTCTGCTCTTTCCTGCCGGTCTTTTTGATTATTATTAAGTTCTTCGGCTTTTTCTTTGCGATTTTCAGCTTTCTGCTGCAGCTCCTGGTCCTTTTCTTTTCTATCATCTATATTATTTTCTACTTCATTGACAACCTCTTTTTCCTGATCGGCCTGTTTCTGGACTTGTTTGCTCGCAGTTTTATAACCACCTGCAGCTCCAACTGCTCCTAAAATACTTGCCGCCTTCCATCCAAAAATAAAAAGCACTGTCAGAACAATGACAATTCCGATTGCATAAAGATGCCATCTTTTTAATTTCATATTATCCAACCTTTCTTTTAATAAAAGCTCTAATAGCATCGCGGCCACCAGTTAAAACAACTCCAAAGCTTAATAAATATGTGATTGTTCTGCTGTCTAAATCCTGTCTGATATACCCCGCCACAGCCATACTTACACAAACAGCGGCTATCAAGTAAGTAGCAGTAAACTCAGCCCAGTCTGGAATGCCATTGTCATTAGAGTCTTCTCTTAAGTTAACTTCATTAACTTCTTTTTCTGGCAACTTAATTACCTCCTTATAATCTCTATCCTTTTATTAACCCAACCACGGATAAACGTTTTAAATTTGTCGCTTTTCTCAGCTAGGTTAATATAATGCATAATTTGATAACCATTCAATAAATTAAATAAACTTATAGGTTTGCCGCAATGATTGACAGCTTTTAAAGTGTTTGGGCCAATGACTCCATCAACTGCAATTTGATTATCAAAAAGTAAATTATATGACTTCTGCAAGTTTCTATTAGCTCTTCCGGGCCCCATATTAACTGCCTGATCAAACATTTCTTTTGCTATATCCCTGTTTTTAATTTTATTATACTTCTGATCAAGCCAAAATTCATGATAATAAATATCTCTAGCCTGATGCAGCTTTAAATCTTTCATGTCGCCTTCATAACCATTTCGCCTGGCTACTGCTTCTGTAATACCAAAGTTAGTCGCTCCCCCGGGATCATCTTTATGATTGACATAACCGCCCTCAATTTCCATTACTTCTTCAAAAGCTTCCTTAAAAATATTATCCATTTAAATCACTCCTAATTGCGCCATTGTTAAAACAAAGGTAGCTGCAGAAGATACAACAGCTATTATCCAAGCTATATTATCCATAAGCCTATCTTTAGCTTTTTTCTTTCCTGTTTCTTCAGTTTTGGATTCTTCTATTTTATCCAATCTATCTTCATGATCTTGGTATTTCTCAATAAGACCATTATATTTATCAAACTTACCATTAAACTCAGTTAACTGTGAAGTTAAGCCCTGAATCATTTCAAAAAGCTGCTGATTAGAGTACCAATCTCCTGACATCAGTTGCTTAATTTTTCTTTCATTGTCTTTTGATCTGTCATGATTATTTTCTATCTTTTCTCTTAAGGGGCATTCGTCTATGCTGTGCCCTTTACTATCCATCAAATCACCTCAAACAGCCCCACTACAAGGCAAAAGTATTTGCTTATCTTTATATTGCATCAACTTTTCAATTATAATTATTCTTTTAAATCTAGTTGATTAAGTATTTCTTTATCTAGTTTACCAATTGTTCTTTTCTTTAGATTATAACTGTTACAATGCTTTAAAATTCCTTTATAGCTTTGAACACTGGCATTTATATCATTAATATCAACCTCCCCTTCATAATAATTTTTCTGTAAATATTTCAATCTACTTTTCATTTTATTTTTAGTACTTTTCCTGAGTTTTCTGTAAGCAGGATAAGTAACATATCCACAAAAATCTATTCCTTCATTTATATTCCCCACAGTTGTTTTGTTGTTAAGTTCTAATTTTAAATAATCAGCAAGAAATATTTCTATTTCCTGCCTGATAGTATGTAATTCATTTTTGGATTTTCCTAAAATAATAAAATCATCCATATATCTAATATAATGTTTAGCCCTAAGTATATGTTTTACAAATTTATCTAAAAAATCTAAATAAATATTAGCAAACATCTGACTGGCTAGATTGCCAATAGGTATTCCAATTCCTTTTATTTTGTCCTCTTCAAAATAATGATCACCCAGATGAATACCAAACTCACCATCATCGGTTTTGATTATCTGCCAAAGCAATCTTAAAGTATCTTTGCAATTTATTTTTCTTTTAATAATTTCAAAAAGAACTCTGTGATCTATCCGATAGAAATATTTTGCTACATCAGCTTTAAGAAAATAAGTTTCTCCTGGTTGCCTATCGAGCTTCCTCATCCAGTGCCTTAACTGATCTGCAGCATAATGAGTCCCTTTATTTTCTCTGCAAGCACAACTATGCTCATAAAATATATTGTCGAAAATAGGGAAAATCTGTCTATATATGGCCCATTGAACTACTCGGTCCCTAAAAGGTAAAGCCATAACCAGTCTTTGCTTTGGTTCGTAAACATAAAACTGATGATATTTGCCCTGTTCATAAGTTTTGTGTATCAATTCATTCTGCAGCTGGATAAGATTGCTTTCTAACTGCCTGGTAAACTTTAAAACTTCATTTTTAAATCTTTTTTTCTTTCTTGCTTCTATATAAGCTAAATATAAATTCTCAAAATCGTATATTTTTGGATATAAATTTCTAAATTTTTTTGGAATGTTATCACCACTTTCTCTGTATTCAGGTGAAAAGAAAAACCCGCTCTTATTTAGAGCAGGTTTTAAGGTGCCGGCCGTGACAACTTTCTATATTTCAATACTTGCTGCCTAACTGACAATTTAAATTTTTTCCTGGAGGGACAAATTTGTTTCTCAGGATGGAAGTAGGCCCCTTTATTTATGTTGCTGGCACTGGATAACAACCCAGTAGGTTGCTAACTTCTGGCCTAAAAATATAAATAGAGCGGAGCGGAAGCCAATGTTGTTGTTCGAGTTCGAACGCTCGTTGTTCAGGTTCAACTGAAAGACACCGGCTGTCGAGCCGTTGTTCCAGTTGCCACCACGGATCGGCAAACGCATCGGCCTACTACCGAAAATTTATAAAATTTTATTGTTTCTTTTCTATTGTTTTCATCCAGCCGCCGATCAACTTACCTACTTCATCAAGTTTTTCGGACCAGATGCCATACTTTTTAAAAGGAAGAAATTCTAAATCTTTGGCTAATCTTATATAAGTAGTTATCAATTCTAATTGAGTATCCATTTCTCTTAATGTAGTTTTTTTATAATATTTTTTATTAGTTATGATAATTAATTTTAAAAGCTTTATCATTGCCTCTTTTATCTCTGCAGCAAAAGTATGCTTTTCGCTGCGAGGAAATTGTTTTAATGCCTGGTAACCATACTGGATCATGTCATAAGTCTTTTGATATACTATTAGATTTTCCAAATTATCATCCTTCAAGTAATGTAGGGGAAGGCTATCGCCCACCCCTAACAGATTTTAGAGTTCAGATTTATAGAGAAACAAAAGCGGAGCGGAAGCCAATGCTGTAGCCCGAGCTCGAACGCTCGTTGTTCAGGTGCAACTGAAAGACACCGGCTGCCGAGCCGTGGTTCCAGCGGCCACCACGGAGCGGCAAACGCTCACCGTAGTTTCTAACATAAATATAATCTCCGTTATATCCTGTGCCTTCCGGGAATACAGCCAAATATTTTAGTCTTTCAGGAACTGTAAAGCCAGTATCAGCGGTCATATTCTCAAAAATATGAGAGATATATTCGCTACTTGCTTCGTCCATTACATTGTCAATTACACTATCAAGCTGTAATGTAGTGCCGTCTACATCCATATAAGCTCCGAGATCTAACCAGCCTGTATTATCTCCAGCAGCATTACCAGTCTGAAAATCATTTTCATCATGAACCCAAATTTTACCGTCAACTAGCTTTAAGCCATCGACCCATTCATGAACATTTCCATTTAAATCAAATATGCCTGCTAGAGTTCCATCGTGAGACCATGAAGCAGGTCCAGATCCGGTTGCTACCCTATATGTTTTGTAAGGGTCTCCACCACCATAAGTTTCTACACCTTTTTCATGCGGAGCACTTATATCCTGACCATAGTCATTGTTACCTCTGGGCTCATAACCATTTTTCCTGCACCAGAGTGCAATAGCAGCCCATTCTGCATTGGTCATAAGATGCCAGCCAGTTCCCTTAGCAAATGATGCAGCTCTCGCTGTATCAAAATTAATTGATGTTGCTGGGTCCTGATTAGGGATTGAATAAGCCCGGCTGTTCTTGATAATATTTTGATATTTTGAAATGAAAATTTCATCCTTAACCACACCGTTAACAATGAAAGCTGGATGCGGTTCGTTTGGCCAGGTGTCTACAACATCATCTAAATTAAACTTAGGCAGCCTATACATAACAGAAGGATTTCCCTGATCATCATATAGAACTGTGTTTCTTCCTCCGGTTTGAGCTTCAACAGCTGCTCTGTAACTATCTTTTATACTAAATACAAAAGGTTCCATTAATTAATCACTTCCTCTTTTTGATTTTGTTTAAGAATATAATTAGGTAGAGCCCATAAATCGAGCACTACTTCGTCTACATTAAAAGGTTTTTTGACCTTTTCGTAAACTGTTTTTCCATCTTCGTCCACTTCTCCAGTGCCCTGCATTTCATATTCAGCTGCAGGAATAGTTATGTGTGCTACATACCATTTATCGATACCTTCCACCAGATTACCTGTTTTATTTGTGCAAATATCGACAGTTTTCTTTTCATCATCCTGCATTACCTCTAAATCAAGGCCAATGCTTTTATCTAAAACACTCAAAACTAAAAAATTCCCATTTAGGGAATAGTCAGCTTTTTCTCCAGTATTCAATTCGTTAATTATCATCTATTGCTGCACCTCCTTATTTGACATCAAAGTTAATTAAAGTCCATTTGATAGTCGCTTCATCTTCACTACCGGTAAAACTAACTTTAAATCCATTTGATGTCTTGTCATAAACCTTTATGTCACCAACAAAGCCAGGGTCACCAGATACAAGCTCAGTAACTACTTGATAATCAGGTGCATCATACTGCACAAAACCATCTAAAGCTACAGCTGTATAATTATCAGCAGTGACAGTCACTTCTCCCTGCATTATTTTTTGCTTTTTTATTTTCTCAAATTCCTGGTTAAGTTTCTGAACAAACTGCAGAGTCTGGAAAGCAAGTATCCCGGATGGTCCTAAAGCTGTTTGAACACCGGATTCAATTCTTTCCATTTTCTTTTTACTTATAACTGTACCCTGCTGTATAACATTACCATCTGCATCCACTACATGATCTATCCACTCGAGTGGAGTATAATTTTCATCATATATCATTTATTATTTACACCTCCTGGATATCAAAATCAAAAGCGATCAATAAACCTTTTAAATCTCCTTTTTCTATCTGATCTGGTTTATCAGCAAAAATACTTCCTTCATCATCAATGAGCTCAAAATTGGTTAGGTCCCCAACTCCCTCGGCTTCATTTAAATAGAGAAAGATTCTAAGTTTGCTGCCATCTATTTTAACTTTATAAATGTCAGTTTCTTTTTTCTGGCCATTGACAGTATAAGTGCCGTGACTAATAAAACTGTCAGTTTCTCGTGCTAATTTATTGAGGCCTGCACTTGTGATCATATTGCCACCTCCCCGCATCTAAAGGTATTGCAGTAATTATAATCTTTAGTGTACTTTTCATAGCTGGTATTAAAGTTAAGTATTGATTTAAAACTATAACCTCTGTTGCTTTCTTCATATCCTCCAGAAATCAAATTAGCTGTAAAGGGTAATATTTGATCAGCAGTGCTGTAAATTTCTTGCACCTTCATTCTGTCAATAATACCTTCGGGATAATCAATTTCTGTGCTGCCGGAATATAGTCCGGCCAAAAAAGGATATTCTTGCTTTTGGGTAGAGTATTTTTCATATACATTACTTAAATAGATTTCACCTGTAAACTGATCAGTCCATTCTCCAGTCTTAATCGTGTCGCAATAAGGCAAGGTAGACATTTCAGTATAGGGCATTGTGGCAACTATATTGATATCATCTTCTTCAATTAAAAAGAAATCAGTACTTATTCCACCACCAACTACATTATTAAAGAGATTAATAAATCTTTCATAAGTTATGTTGTAATCGCTGAAAACTTCAGAAGGAAAAGACAGAAATATAGATGCAGGCTGTTCTTCAGTGACAAAAGACCATCCTTCTTGAACATAAATATCCTCTGGCGGCCTGTCTATTGCCAGGCTCAATGCATCAATTATATGAGGTATTGAGCCGTCACTGGTGTTCTCTGCTATTTTTATTCTGATTAATAGACGATATAAAGTATCATCATTACCTTTTCTCGACTCACCAACGTTTGCACCATAATGATCTAATGTTTTCCCATAAGCTTCGTTTAGATTTTTAACTTCTTCTATATCATCAAAAGCAGTTTGAACAATCTCCATTTCTTCTGCTAACATTCTTAGCTTTTTAACAAAATCGGAATCCTCATCTTTAGTAATAAAGCTTATAAACTTCTCTTTCATTGCTTCTAATATTTTAGACATGGTTGATCACAACCTTAGTTGGATCAGTAATTGCAACTTCCAATCCTGAAATCTCAATATTATCTTTTGTGGTTGGGCTCGCAGTGGTGCCGATATATAATTCAAAATCAATAATACCGCTGCAGGCTCCATGTATTTCATGAGTAATTTTGGAGTGAATAATATCATCAGCTATAATCAATTCGTCTAAATAATCAACTATGGCATCAGTTATCAGCTCATCACCATCTACAGGGTAATCATCATTAGTAATCAGGTCTATTGTGTAATATGTATCTACATCAGTAGGCCTTGAAAACCCTATTTTATGGATAGTTCCACCCTCATCAAAAACATCAGTGATTATATCCCCATATGCTCTTATTCCGCCGGCTTTTGCAGTATAAATAGCCTTAGCAATATCTTCTTCAAGCCCTCCCAGAACTACAGCAAATACCGACTTCATAGGCATACCGAGAGAGTTAGTCTGTTCAGTATCATTTTCAAATACTTTTACCTGTCTAACTTCATTTATATCAGATACTGCAGCAGTAATAGCCGCAATTACATCACTAGAGTTCTGGCCCAGCTGATTAAAATATCTGTTTCTTAGTTCGTGATTTGTTTCTCTATCTCTTCCAAAATCGGCTGCTATAGGATTTGTAATTGAATCAACACCAGAAATAGGCTGAGTAATAACAGTAATAGTATTAGCCGGCACATTTCCTTTTTCACCAGCTTCTTTTGCTATTAACTGGACTTCTGTTTCTCCATTTGATTGGATGGTAGTATTATATTTAGTTTCAAATTTAATTGAACTGTCAGTTTCAGTTTCAACAGTCCAACCTTTGTCTATTTCAGTACCAGGGGTTCCTATTACAGTCAGTGGAACTTCTGATTTTCTTTTTCCTTTTCTTTTTACATTAAGATTAGATACGGCATAATCTAAGCTTTGATCTTCTGCCAAAATTACATAAGCTGAATTATATACTTTTTCAGCTACAGACCAGATCAATGATAAGCTGAAAGCAAATAATCTTATAAACCAGCCGTTAGGAGAGGAAGAGGACAAATTGACATCATCTCCAAAAAGACTTTTTGCTTTTTCTTCTAAAGATTCTACAATATCTTGATAAGTTTTTTTCTTAAATCCTTTTTCTGTTACACCGAATTCATCAGACATTAAAATTCCACCTCCCCTGACGATTCAATTAAACCTTCAGTAGTCAAAGCTTTAAAAAATATTTTAAGCTTTCTATTGCTTTTGCCAGAAATATCAACATTAATTTCTAAAATTTCTTTAACTCTATCTTCTTTATAAATTGTTTTGATTAGCTCTGACCTATGCTTTCGGGCTGTTGCTTTTTCTCTGAAAAGTTTTAACCAGGGGTGACCAAAGTCTAAATCAAAAATCCATTCTCCCTGATTTGTCATTATTCTGATCCAGAGTGCTTGCTCAAGCTCCATCTTTCCTGTCACTTCTTCTATATCATGTAATTCATTAAGTTTTGTAGTGCCTTTTTCTTTATCAAAATAAAAACTTCTCATATAATCACCACCTAACTTACCCGGATGTTACATTTCCACTTCCAGCCGTTATTTTACCAACATGAGTACCGGCAGATGATCCACCACTAACATATGTTTCGATAGCATCTCCTACTCTTGCAACTGGAGGGCCCCCTCCAGCCAAATCAACTTCACCATTAACAGTGGTTTTTGGTGCATTAACTATCGCAGGGCCACTAGAATTAATAGTGGTTTCTCCATTAGTCTTAATTAATAGATCACCATTAACTTTCATTACTATTCTGCTGTCTGCTTCTTGATTTTCAAAAAGCAAATCTTGACCATAGTTAGAATTTAACTTGTTTTCCTGTTCAGCTTTTAAACCCTTTATTACCACAGCATCATCAAAAGCATGTTTCCTTTTGTACTTAACGCTTTCTGGATCGCCGGTTATTAATAATTTATCCAGGGCTCTTTCATTGAAAAGCACCTGGACCACATCACCTTTTTGATATGGAGGTCTAATCACAAAAGGACCAGCATTTAAATGGCCAACAGGAACTTCTATTATTTTGGGAATTGTAACTTCTTCATCATTCAATATTTTTTTAGATAAAAGAGTGATTTCAGCTATCATAGTTTCTGGATCATAATTTTCTATTTTAGCTGGCAAAGCTACATGCAGCTCTTTTAATTCCTGATCAATCAATTTTTTCATTAATTTTGAACCTCTCATACTTTAACAACCTCCATTTCTGTAAGAAAATCACTGCTTGATAATTTATGCAGCCCTTTTTTGACTCTATATAAGCCTGAAATAGTCTTACTATCTATGCTGATAATACTGTCGGCCCATATTCTATAATTAAGCAGAGATTGCACCTTATATCCTTCTTCTCCGTCCTCGTCAATCTTTTGTGGAGAAGCTATTAGGCCTGTTCTTTGATTAAGATTAACAATTTCCCTGGTCCCGGCTTCTTCTGGTCTGAGATAAATCTTGCTTCTGCCTACATGCAGTTTAGTGGCTGCATCAATTGCTATTTCTTCGAGAGCGGTCTTAACGGTGCCAGAAAAAGTCTTTCCTTTAGGATAATCAATATTATTGGCTAAATTAATTTCTCCAACTCCAAAAGGGAGCATATCAATTAAATCAACAGCAACATCTCTGGCTCTAATACCAGCTCTCCAGGTCTGATTAACTGTAGTATTCAACCAATCCGAAGTATTATCGCCGACTACAATTTCAGTAATCTTATCTGTTGTATCCCACGATGTTTGAGTATGAGATATAACTCCAGGCAAGAGCAGACCAACATCATTTTTGTAGCCAGCTCTTAAAGTGAAATTAGTATCTTTTTTAAGAAGATCAATTGTTTTGTTGCTGATATTAAAAAATCTTACATGGCCGACATTGCCATCTGAGTCAGTATTAAAATTAACTTCAAATTCTAAATCTAAATCAGGGTATTTTATCTCTTTATTTTCTAGAGTAAATATTACTCTTCTTCCAAAAGCTTTTGACATTAGTAATCACCAGCTATATATAGCTTCACGCTGTCATAAAAATTATTGTAAGTAACTCCTTCTTTTTCTGCGGCCATTGTTTTATCAAGTGGTATTATTCCGATACCGTCAGGCAGCCTGTCATCAATAATATTGTCGAACATATTCGTGCCGTAAGTTATTTTTTTACCTTCAAGTATAGCCTCCCCGGTAGAATCAAAAACTGACATAACAAAAAATCCTTGATGATTCCAACTTATTTCAAATATAAGTTCAGTTCCTGCTACATCAGTCAAAAATCTGTCCGGGACCTGTTTAATATTTTCTTTTTCTACAGGTAAATATTTAACTTCCATTATTCATCACCGCCGAAAGGAGAAATCATTGAGGTAAGAATTGACTGATCAGTGCTTTGTTCATCTACATTTTCAGTTTTATTTGAGCGTTCTTCTGTTTCTGTAGCATTTTGCTGCACTTCATTGCCGGTTGAAGGATCAGTTCCTAAATTAACAAATATAGTCTCCTGCTCAGCTACCTGAACTTGTTTTAAGGAAATGCTGCCTTGATAACCATTTGCTATTTGAGCATCAGTATCAAAATTTATGCTCAAAATAACCATGTTTTCATATAATCTATAATCTTTAACATCCATATAATTAAAAACTTCATCATACTGGCTCGCTTCTTCTAGTCTATCCCGCTGATCTTCTGCTTCATCTCCGGCTATAACGAATGTATGATTAATTTCAACTGGCTGGTGATTAATATGATCAGCTATTTCTGTTTTATCCTCAACCGGCTTTTCAGTAACTTCATTTTTTAAATTAATAGATTCTTCTGGAGCAACCTCTATTTCTATATCAAAATCATCATTGTATAATCTAGCCAACTGAATCACCTACCGCAGCTGTTGCCTCTCCGTCAAAATACTGCTCTATTATTTTAATTATCTTTTGAGCATCCTGAACTGTATTATTTGAGCCTTCAAGATTAAGGTTCTCAATTATTACTTTCTTTTCTGATTTACTGTTACTACTTTTATTGCTTTGATTATAATTATTATTTGTAACGCTTTGAGATTGACCAAATCCACTGTCAGAAATGCCTTTCATCGGGCTGTAATCTCTTACAATAGTTTTAGGCTCAGCAATCATTGACTCATTCCACATGCTGCTTAATGGTCCAGTAACTTGCTCTCTGGACTTATCGACACCTTTTCCAATGGTTTGAGTGAGTCCTGGTCCTA